AGCATACGCCCAGCCCCGGCTTTTCGAGGACAAACCAAGTGCAGGCGCGGTGCAGGGTGAGCTTTTGCCTGACAACGGGTAAATAATTTCGTGAACAACAAACTGACCCAAAAACAGCGTGCCCACATCCAGCGCGTTAAAGAGCTACCATGCAGCGTGTGCGATGCGCCAGGCCCAAGCGATGCACACCACATCGAACAAGGCTTGCAGTACACCGTGGTGGCGCTGTGCAAAGAATGCCACCAAAGCCCCGTAATGGGATGGCATGGGCAGAAACGGGCGTGGGCAATCCGCAAGATGGGTGAACTGGACGCGCTGAATGTCACCATTGAAAGGTTGGTAAATGCTTGAGGTAATCCTGCCTTGGCCGCCAAAGGGGCTAAGTCCAAACAACAGGCTATTTTGGCGCAAGAAAGCGCCCATTGCCAAAGCCTACAAACACACATGCTGGGCGCTTGCTCGTCAGGCCGGTATGGTTGCGCCTGATGCCCCAAAGATTGCGCTGTGGCTCACGTTTTACCCACCCGACAGGCGTGCCCGCGATGACGACAACCTGGTGGCCAGCTTCAAGGCAGGCCGAGACGGTCTGGCGCTGGCTTTGGGGATCGACGACAAGCGCTTCGTGACGTATCCCTTTGTGCATACCGATATTGGTGGATTTGTGAAAGTGCGGTTGTCTGAACTTCCATCTTTGAAGGAGATGGCTTAAATGTCTGGCAATGAAATCCGTACACGCATCAATTTGACAGATGCAGTTATGGATTGTCAGCCCCAGCACCCACCATGTTTTTTGAATCAGTACACATGGGTTGAGTACTTGAAATCTGCTGCCGCGTCGCAGAATCATGCTGGCGAACAAAAAGTGATTTTGGTGGTGTCTGGAAACCCACAGTTCAACATGAATTTTAATTTTTGCGAGGACTGCACATCAAAACTTCAAGATGATATGAAATCAACCAAAAGATGCGAACCAAACTACTTGCTTGAATTGAAGGAGAAAAAGTGAAGTTGCAAGGAACCATTGAATTGATCAGGTTGATCATCGCCAGCATCGGCCCGGCGACTGCACGGGAAATCGAACAGCACCCAGACGTTGTCCGGGCCTGTAGATCAAGCAAAACCAAGGCCAGGCGGCATATCGAGCGATTGCAGCAGTTGGGTCATATCTATTGTGTCGATGGAACGCAGCCGCCGACGTTTTGCGCGCTGTAGGTGAGTCATTGTTGACTCCGAAGTTGATTGTTGTGTAATCTGTGCTCGTTGTCTATCACAAACACAGTCATGAACAAAAAGACACGCAGGAGTGTGTCGTCTGAGACGCCACACAAACTCACGCCGAAGCAGGCAACATTCTGCCAGGAGTACATTGTCGATTTGAATGCCAAGCGTGCAGCGCTGAGGGCCGGGTATAGCAAAAAGAGCGCCGACATGATTGGCTATCAACTGCTACATAAAACTCAGGTAGCAACACGAATCGAAGAATTACGCGCAAAGCAGCAAGTTCGTACCGGAATATCAGCCGACCGAGCGTTGAAAGAGGCGGCTAGGCTGGCATTTTTCGATATTAGGAAGCTCTGCGATGAATCAGGGAATCCAATTCCAGTCCAAGACCTTGACGACGATACAGCGGCTGCTATACAAGGATTGGAGCTTGCTACCGAGAAGGGTGGAGAGGAAGGTTTAACTACTGTGCGCAAGTACAGGGTTTCCGATAAAAATGCAGCTCTGGATCGTGTATTTAAGCACTTAGGCCTGTTTGAGCGTGATAACAGCCAGAACAATCCAGCTAATGCCATTGCCAAGCTGTTGGAACTGGTCGGCGGGTCAAAGTTACCAATATCAACCGCGCAAAAATGACAGAATCAGAGATTCTTGAACAGTTGCGCCCAGATTTGTGGAGAGATCCGCTCTGGAGACTGCACAACTTGTACCAGATCGTTGATGAGTCAAACCAGGTAACGGTGTTCACTCCGAATCCCGAGCAAGTCAATTTGTACGCAAACCTCCATACGCGCAACCTGATCCTAAAGGCGCGGCAACTCGGATTCACAACGCTGATTTGCTTATTTGCTCTTGACCAATGTATTTTCAACAACAATTTCTCTGCCGGTATCATTGCCCACAATAGGGAAGATGCAGAAAAATTCTTCCGGAACAAGGTCGTGTTTGCTTATGACCGATTGCCAGATTCCGTCAAGCAGGCTGTGACGGTTATCAAGCGGACAGAAAGCCAAATCACATTCAGCAATGGATCGACGCTTTATGTGTCAACCTCATTTCGCGGCGGAACACTGCAACTTCTGCATGTTTCTGAGTTTGGAAAGATTTGTCGAAAGTACCCAGAGAAAGCCAAAGAAATCGTGACTGGTGCACTGGAATCTGTGTCCGCAGGAAATCTAGTTTTCATTGAGTCCACCGCCGAAGGCATGGGGGGTTACTTCCACGACTACACAATGGAAGCACTGAAACTTGCTAGAGAAGGTACAGTTCTGTCGGCACTTGACTGGAAGTTGCATTTCTATCCATGGTATGCAAAAGAGGCATACACGCTTGACCCTAGAGGCATCAACATCACAGACAAGCAGGCTCTGCACTTCAGGGAGATCGAGGCAAAGACCGGAATCACTCTGACACAAGGGCAAAAAGCATGGTGGGTTAAGAAGAAGCAATCCTTGTTGAATGACATGGGCAGGGAATACCCTGGAACACCAGAAGAGGCCTTCGAACAGGCCATTGACGGGGCAATTTATGCGGAACAGATGACCCGGATTCGAGAGCTTGGGCGCATCACCGACGTTCCTTATCAGGCTGGAATCGCGGTGAACACCTTTTGGGACTTTGGCGTTGGTGATTCAAACGCAATCTGGCTGCACCAGCGCGTTGGGCTTCAAAACCGATGGATCAAATACACAGAGGACAACGGGAAGGGGTTGGACTTCTACTGGCGTTGGCTCAAGCTATGGGCCGATGAGAACAAGGCGATTTGGGGAAAGCACTATGTACCGCACGACGCTGAGGCCAGTATGCAGGGAGAGCAGGTTACAACTCGGCTTGAAATTATGACAAAGCTAGGGATGAGCAACATTATCGTAGTTCCCCGAGTGCAGTCGCTTGAGGTAGGCATTGATCTGACCCGGAGAGCATTGGTGTCTGACAACTGGTTTGATAAGTCAGGATGCTCAGAGGGCATAAAGTGCTTGGATAACTACCAGTATGAATGGGATGCAAAGATGGGGCGTTGGAAATCTGATCCACTGCATAATTGGGCAAGCCATGGAGTAGATGCTTGGCGACAATTTGCACAAGGTTATACGCCTACTTCAGATATATCAAAGTCGCTTCAATCCTTCAAAAATCGACAACGCAATTGGAGATAGCGCATGAAACTCAGTCCAATTCTGTCCCCAGACGGTCGGCCAATGTTCAGCGCTGGCGGTGGTCACGCATGGAAAACCGCGGTGAAGCACGGATTTGTTGTGTCGCTTGAATGGGTGGGCGAGGGCAAGAAGTCATACCCGGCGATGGTGATATGGCCAGCGAGCAACGTTTTTGTTGCTGGCGACGGTGCTGGTATGTGGTGCATATCGCGCAGGTGCATCACAGACTTTGTTGGGTTCAATACCAACGATAAATGCACTGGAGGCCCAAGCGATCACTGTTTCCGTGAAGCGCGCCAGGCTTTGCCAATTTTGGGCAAAGACCCAAACGACAAAGAAGCCCTGGTAGATCTGGTTGATGTTGTGGTCACATTTGCGCAAGAATTGGTACACATGCCTGTTGCGCCAAAGGAAATCAAAGCAAAGCTTGATAATCCTGCCATGTGGGATGTAACCACAAAGATCAAAGGCACGAACAAAATCATTGACGAGGTGGCGGTATGAAGGAAAAAGAAACACTCCAGGAACGGCACGAGCGCTACAAATCGTGGTTCTTGAATGAGGCTACCCGTCAAGCTGCGAATCGCGCTTTGATGGCCAAATGTGAGGCGTTTTATGATGGGAATCAATGGAAGCATGAGGATGCTGAATCGGTGCGCAACCGTGGCCAGAATCCCACTGTTTTCAACGAGGTCAAACCTACGATTGATTGGCTGATTGGCACAGAACGCAGAACGCGAGTCGATTTTGTCGTGATTGCAGATCAGGACGACGTAGGTGCAGACGATGATGCGCGACTAAAAACCAAGCTGCTGAAATATCTTGACGATACAAACCGGGCATCGTTTGAACGGTCGTATGCGTTTGAGGATGCAGTCAAAGCTGGATTGGGCTGGATTGAGGTCGGTTTGCGTGGCGATAAGTCTGGTGTTCCAGTCTATATCGGAGCTGAGTCTTGGCGGAATATCCTTTATGACTCTCAGGCAAACAAGCGCGATTTGACTGATGCACGCTATCTGTTTCGCATCAAGGTTGTTGACCTGGACGTGGCAAAAACACTTTTCCCGGACAAAGAAAAAGAACTAGATTCATGCGTTCAGACTGGTGATGATTCAGAGATTTTCCGCAATTGGCTTGGCGGGACAGGGCTGATCTCAAGCCTTGACGATTTTGGACGTAATGACAGCATTGACTACATGACAGCAAAGCCGGTTGACCTGTTCAACGCACGCGAGCGTGTGATGCTGCTGGAAGCGTGGATAAGAGAACCAAAACGCAATGAAGTACCGAACGAGTTTGGGATTGCAGACCCGGTGACGTTCCAGATCAAGTGCTGCGTGATGACCGAGAAGGACATCCTGATCGAGTCATGGTCTCCGTTCAAGCATGATCGTTTCCCCTTTATCCCAGTTTGGGCGTACCGTAACCGTCGAACCGGGCTGCCGTATGGCCCGATTCTCCAGTTGATTGGCCCACAGGAAGCCTTGAATCATCGCATGAGCCGCAGTCTGTACGAGGCCAGCGTCAACCAAGTGTGGCTGGAGGAAGACGCATTCAACCCAGAGGTGATGGATATTGACGAGATTCGCCGGGAACTCGATTCACCGGACGGTACAGCTATCTTTGCGCGTGGGGCGCTGGCTGGAAACAAAGTCAAGGATCGTCCCAGCATGCAGGAGGCACAGTTCCAACTTAGCCTGGCGCAGCAAGATATTCAGTCAATCAGAATGATGGCTGGCGTCAACGGCGAGAACCGAGGTCTGGATACCAATTCAATCAGCGGGAAAGCTGTGCTGGCAAAGCAAGAACAAGGCAGTTTGCTGACGATGGAGATGTTTGACAACTGCGTGTTTGCCCGTCAGATGGAAGGCGAGATGACACTAAGCCTGGCAGAGCAATTCCTGACGCAGCCCATGACGATCAGAACGGCGTCAGACTCAGGGCGATATGACTATGCGATGATCAATCAGCCAACACAAGACGGCGAATACTTGAATGACATTACGCTTAGAACAGCACATTTTGTCGTTGGCGAGCAAGCATGGAAGCAAAGTTTTGCCGAATCCGCGTTTGAATCACTGATGCAAGTCATGACGCAACTGGCAAGTGCTGCGCCTCAAGTGGTCGTTGCCATGTTGGATGTGGTGTTTGAGATTCACCCCAACTTGCCAAAGAAATCTGCTATTTTGCAGCGCATTCGACAGGTCAACGGGCAAACTGCCGACGACGGGAAGATGACGCCAGAACAGCAAGCCGCAAAACAGCAACAGGCCCAAGTTGCTCAAGCTCAGTTCCAAGCTCAAATGGCACAACTCCAGGCGGATATTCGTTCATCACAAGCCAAAGGCGAGAAGCTGGAAGCTGATGCGATGGCGAAACGGCTTGAGGGGCTGTATTTGTCTGCCCAGGCAGCGCAGGTACTGGCGTTGGCGCCACAGATCACACCTATTGCAGACGAGTTGTTGAAGTCAGTTGGATTCAAAGATCAGGGCGGTCAACCAATGATTGATTCTGGTGCTGTTGTACCGCAGCAACAACCGCAACAAAGTCCCGTTCCGCCAATGCAGCAATTGGACGGGGCTATGGCAGGGAGTCAGACGCCTATAGCTGATGGCGTTAACCCGGCATTGATGTAACCATTTCTTAACTAAAGCGCAGGAGTGCTACCTATGAACACACCAGAAGAAACCAAAGTGCTTGCCGAGATTGAAGCGGCAAAAGAGCGTGGGGAAGACCCGTTCGGTGATGACGATCCGGTTGAAACTGTGGACGAGCAAACAGAAGCAAATGCTCAAGATCAGGATACAGAAAAACAATCCGAATCGCCCAAAGCGGGAACCACAGAAGACGGCCAGGAAACCGAGAAACCGTCTAAGGAAGGCAATACGGAAGAGTCTCAGATTGACGATTCGCCTGTTGCTCAACCCACGTCGTACAAGGTCGATGCACCGACTGATTACAAATCTCAACGCGCTGACCTGGTCAAACAGAAAGCGGAGTTGATGAAAAAGCTGATGGACGGAGAGATTGACGCTGATGAATTTGCTGCCAATGAATCCAAGATCAGCGATGCGCTTGACGACTTGACGGCGCACCGTATCCGTGCAGAGACTCTGCAAGAGGCAAACCAGCAGTCCCAAGCGGCATATCAAGATCGTGAAATCAGGCGGTTAATTGCAAGGTCAAAGTCAGAAATTGATTATGCGAATGATGTGAAGGCGGCAAAGCAGTTTGACGTTGCGCTAAGTGCACTGCAAAGCGATGCAGACAATGCTGGGAAAGATTACGCCGACTTGATCGCAGAAGCGCATAAGGTCGTGCTGGCTATCAATGGAATCACGACTAAGGGGCAGGTGATTGAGCGTGCCATTAAAAATCGCATACCAGATGGCAAGCCGCCGGTGACATTGCGCAACATCCCGGCTGCTTCCACCCCGAATGCAAACGGGAATCTCTTGGATGAAATTGGTCGGCTGTCAGGCCAGGCTTATCAAGATGCTTTTGCAAAGCTATCACCAAATCAGCGCAAGGCGCTGTTGGATGAGGCTTAAAACAAGTATGGATCGCAAATCAGGGTTGGTCATGGATATGCGCGTTGGCGAATCGATTTGCCTTCGCGGAATCAATGGTGTTGACTCCGAGAAAATTGTGTTAATACTTGAATCTAAAGATGGGCGGAAGGCTCGTGTGCGTATTCAGGCTAGTCAATCTGTAAAGGTTGTCAGGCCAGAGAAGCAAACAGATAATTTACCCAACTTTCGTAGCCCTGGTTTTTCTGGGGCGTTTGTCGGCTCGCTGGAGTGAGTCACTTGTGCTTTCAAAGGAGTAATCATGGCACGAACGACAATTTTGCCCACCGATCCGAACAAACGTAAGGCGTGGGCTGCAGCGGTCGCACAAGATGCGGCCAAGGATCAATACTTTGCACGCTTGGAAGGCGCCGAAGGTTCGCGGTCAGCCGTAGTTCGAAAGACCGACCTCGAAAAAGGCGCTGGCGACGAAGTGACTACTGCGCTGGTGGCCAAGCTGCGTGGCGCTCCGATCACTGAGGGCAAGAAGCTCAGTGGCCAGGAGTTCCGTCTGCAGCACAGTGCACACACGATGCGTATCAACGAGTTCCGCCACGGCGTGAACATCGGTGCTCGCATTGAGCAATCGCGTGTTGGCTTCAACCTCAAGCAGCAAGGACGCGAGAAGCTGACCGAGTACATCAAAGACCTGTACGAAGAAACCATCGCTTGCGCCGCCGCTGGTGCGCGTGGTGTTGGTGATGAGATTCAGCAATTGGGCTTGGACTATGCCGGGTATCCCAATGCCTTGCGTGCCCCCGATGCTGGTCACTTGTTTGTTGGCGCCGCTGGCGACAAAGCAAAGGCGACGATGCTATCGACTGACAAGATGACGCTGGCAACTATCAACAAGCTGCGTACCAAAGCGAAGAAACTTCTTGGTCTTAACGCTAACGGCGTAAAGATGACCCCCATTCGTAAGGGTGGCAAGGAATGCTTTGTGCTGGCTGTGTTGCCTGAAGTCATGCAAGACATTCGTGATGACACTGGCTCGCAAGGTTGGTTTGAGGCTCAAAAGGCCTTGACGACTGCTATGGGCAAGGAAGCTGAACTTTTTAAGGGCGGCGCTGGCATGTTCAATGGCGTACTTGTTGACGAAACGGAAACTGGCGTGAAGTTCAGCGATTACGGCTCCGGTGCAAATGTTCCGGCTGCCCGGTCGTTGTTCTTGGGTGCAAATGCAATTTCTGTTGCTCATGGCACTAAGGGCATGGCTGATGGCCTGTCGGTAAGTCTGGACGAAGACATGGATGATCGTAACCACGACCACATCCTGTTCTTTGAAATGATCTTTGGCG